TGGTATTATATCACGCTTTGCAATATACTTGAAGTCAAAATTAGGTGTATTTTCGTCAAATGCACTGCAAAGCACGATAGGGGAGTGTTAAAACAATTTTTTCTTGTCGTCTTGTAAAGAATGAGCCCAGTTGCTGATATTGTTAAGAACTTCAAATATATCATTGTTATTACATAGGCATCCCCTTATGTATGCAATAGTGTTAGGAATCAACTTGGCCTTCAACTCTTCTTGTGATGCAATAAGTCTATATCCGTGCCTCATTCTTCGAAGTTCTATTAATCCATCAGATAGCAATTCTTTGAATATTTGTGCAACTTTTTGATATGTTGTGCTCATCCCATTTTCTCTTATATAAATTGCCGCATTGTTAATAGTAAATTTTTCTGGACTTTCAATGATAAAGTTATATAATGTTTTTTTTATTAATGTTTCTTTTTTATGACCCACAGTGAAATAATTTGTTGTAATTTTATGTAAGTCGCCTTTAAGATATACATCCACACCAGAGTCTTCATGAACTACAATTTTATTGACTAAAAGCAATACTTGTTTTTTTGTTAAGTCTTCTGATAACAAAATTTCATTCATAATGCTTAATGCACTATTTAGATTTTTTTTCATTTCTACTTCTTGCTTGGCAAAATTGTGCTGGTCGTTTAACTGTTTTTCAAGTATTTGAATTTCTTTATATTTTTCGTTTAATGACTCGTCGTACATTTTATCAATCATCTCTATCATATGAGGATTTTTTATTGTTTCACGCATTTTTTGCTCAATTAAAATCTCTGCTGATTTTTTTGCCACCTGAAGTTGCTCGGTTAATTTCAATACATTATTTTCTTTTTCACCTTTGGTTTGAATTTCTGCTTGTATAATATTGTCCAAATCATCAATAATTTTTTCAAGGCTATTACTGCAATGTTTTAAGAATTCGAGCATCGAGAATTTGAGTTCTGTTTCTGTAATTGCATGGCTAGAACAACGAGCAACGCCATGGATGTTATATGTTTTACATATAAATCTAGTGTATCCTTTTGTTGAAGTAGTTGAAGTCATTAATTTGCCACAATCTGCACATACCAACATTCCTGAAAAGATGTTGGGTTTATTCCCACGATTACCCCTAAACGCTGTTTCACTTCTTCGTTTTATAGTCTCTTGTACTAATTCAAACGTAGCCTTATCTATTATTGCTTCATGTGTATTAGGGAAAATATACATATCGTCTTTTGATTGTGGTATTGCTTTTCCATTAATAGATCTTCTTTTACTTTTTCCAAGTGTAAGGGTGCCAATATAAAAATCATTTGTAAGTATTCTTAAAACCGTCATTGAATCCCATAATGTAGAAACTTTGTTTTTATAAACTTTTCCGTTGGACTCTGCATGCATCTTTTTTGTCATACTTGGAGTCGGAATATTCATTTCTGTCAATTTTCTTGCTATGAATTTAATACCCATACCTTCTATGTAAAATTCAAATATCTGCTTAATATAAGGTGCTATAATTGGATCTACGTGATATTTATATTTGTCAGTACAATCTTTAATATATCCATAAGGAATGTTGCACAACCATTTTCCTTCCTTTTGTAAAGACTCTATACTTTTTCTTACTTTTCTAGAAGTATCTCTTACTAATTTTTCATTGGACCATGTGTGAATTCCCAAAGTATCTAAACAATTTGGATCAGTAGAATCAAAATTTTCTCCTAATGAAATTACTTGTTTGCTATCTTCTATGATATTTTCTATGAATAATTGGACTTTCGCATCATGTCTCCCTAAACGTGATAAGTCTTTTACTAATATTGTGTTAACAATATTGTTATTTAAATCTTGTTTTAGTCTGTTTAGTGCAGGCCTATTCATTGTGTATCCAGTCACACCGTCATCAACATATTCGTCTGTAATTTCCAAATTGTGTTGCCTTGCGTATTCATGCAGTATTTTACGTTGATTTGATATACTCAAGCTTTCACTATCACCGTCTTCTTTAGATAGTCTTAAATAGATTACCACTTTTTTCTTAATCATAATACCCACCCCTTTTTCATTATTGGTTGTTCTTTTCTTCATTATAACATAAGGGTGTATGATATTTCAATACGATTTCAAATTCCTTATTTTTTCTATTAAAACACCTCCTAAAACTACTTTCATGTCTTCTTCACCACTAATAAGAATATTTAGCCTGTAGTCTTTAGACAGTTCGTCGTTTCTAAATTGTTTGCGTATTTCTTTTATTTTTTCTAGTGTAATATTATTTGGTACAGAAATTGTTATAGATCCTTTTTTCATATATTTAATACTCCTTGTATAAAATTAAAAATTTATGGTTAGTATTTAAATGCACACCTAATAGTGCTTAAGTTTTACATTGCAAAAAAATTTACGGGGCAACTGGTCTTTTCCACCAGTCGTCCCGTATTTTTTATTTAATTTGTGTCAGTTGAACCGAATCCGCCGTTACGTTTGGCCGTTACATGATCATTATTTGTTTTGCCGTATTTAACAAAAATACCTTGTCCAATACGGTCTCCAGTTTTAATCTGATATGGCGTCTTACCAAGATTTAATAGTCTAAAACCAATGTTGCCATCGTTGTCTGGGTTTCCATAATAATCTGCATCGATGAGTCCAATTGTATTTGAAATCATAATTGGATGCTTGCCCATGCTTGATCTTGGAATAATGAACAGAGCATTGTCATTATACATGTGTGCTTTAACATCCGTCCAAATCATTACCATATCATTTGGCTGAATAGTTATATCGACTGGGCTATAGAAATCATATCCGGCAGAATGCTCGGTTGCACTAGTTGGAAGTTTAATATCGCCAGTGTTTTTTCTATGCTCATCCTTGACTACCTGAAAAAATCTGCTCATATCGAATCCCCCCCCTTGTTAGTTCCAAAAATGATTCCATAGTCTACTAGGCCAATAGAAATTAGTATTGTCTCCACCTTCACCATACTCGTAATGACCATAGTCTTTTACATATTCCGTGACTAGCCTATGTAAATTCTCAAAGGCTTCGTCAACGGCTTCTTTTCGCATAGTCTGCTCTGCCGCCTTTTTAGCTTCTTCGGCTTTTCTAGCCTCTTCTTCGGCCTTTTTTGCACACTTAATCTCGCAGTGCGCTCTTTCTAGAACACTTGGGTGTTCGGCACCACAAATTCCACATTTATATGTGAACTTACAATGAATGTTCTTCTTTTCCCCCATATGTAGCCCTCCTATATTAATTTTGTATTGTTATAATTTTATTCTGTCTAAATGTTTCTTTGACATCGATTAGGCGCTGATTTGTACTTCCAATCCAATATGCTTCAATATCTCTTAATTCTTCCACATATTCACCATCTACTAAAACATCGACATATTGTAAAACTGGTGATGTTTTAATTTCTTCAAATGTATATCCGGTATACATCCAAATTGTTTTTTTAGGAAATTGCATTTTGATATTTTGACAAAGTCTTAAAATTGTCTCTCTATTATCTGTATGCATCGGATCTCCGCCACTAAGAGTTAGTCCGGTGCAATAATCTTGCTTCAGATCTTCACATATTTCATCATAAGCACTTTTATCAAATGGGATGCCACCATGGACATCCCATGTAAAAGGATTTTGACAATTTTTGCAACGATGCTCACAACCAGCAACCCAAAGTGTGACTCTGATGCCATGACCATTTAACATATCACAATGTGTTATGTTATGATATTGCATATTACATACTCACCCTATCTTTAAACTCTTCAAGCTTATGATCAGCATACATTGTTCTTCCATTGACTCTACTATATCCCAAGTAACCGTTCATTCTTTCTATGCGAGTAATTTCTTCACTGCCGCACTTAGGACAAATATCACTATCAATAAATTGATGACCGCATTTTTCGCAATAATCGAGTTCTAGATTGACACCTTCATAGAATCCCATTTTCATTGCTCTTCTAACCAGTGTTTTAATTGCTTCTGTATTATATCCAAGCTTATATCTACAGTATTGAATATTACCACCATTACATAAATGGAACATTGGATACTCGATATCTTGCTTTTGAATTGGTGTAATATCTTCCCACACGCCACAATGGAATGAGTTAGTCGTATAAGGTCTGTCAGAGACACCCTTGACAATGCCATACTTTTTCTTAAACTGTTCAATTTGCAATCCACACAAAGATTCCGCAGGAGTGCCGTATATTGCCCATAAGATATTATCTTCTACTTTATACTTGTCTGCATATTCGTTAATAAATTTCAGAACCTCAATTGCAAATGTATTGTCTTCTACGATTGATTTTCCGGTCATTAAAACGCTTGCTTCATTTAATGCAGTAATACCAAAACTCATAGTCATTGGCCTTAAGAAATCTTCACCAATCTCGTCTTCATAATCAAAATTACCATTATAAAAACCGCCTTGACAGAATCCCAGAGGATTAGTTCCTGCCTTTTTATGAGACAAATATGCAAATGTTCTCTTATGAATTGCTCTACACATATCTAGATAATATGTAAGCACTTCATAAAAATCCTTTTCTTCCTGTTGCGCCTTAGCAACGATCATAGGGAAGTGTAGTGAAATTGCACCGAGATTAAATCTACCCTCATAAATAGGTTTGTCATTTTCGTCTGCCGGGAACATTCCGCCTCTTTCATACCATGGGCTGAGATTTGCACGGCAACCCATTCTTGAGATTGTAGTTCCATACTTCTTATACATGGATGGTCCGTACCCATCGCCGGTACAACTAATATAATCTGGATACATTGCTTTACTTGAACAATCGATTGCTTCATCAAACAACCATTCAAGTTCCTTACCCTCGCCATGTAGATTCTCGTCATAGAAAAAGCTTATCTTAGGGAACAATACGGGATGCTTAAAACCATCTTTTCCTTGTCCGTTTTTACGCACTTTCATACAAACAGAAGATGCCATTGTCTCAAACTTGCCAGTACCAAGACCAAAACTAATAGAAGTGAACGGATAGTCGCCTCTGGAACTAGCAACAGAATTGAACTTCATTTCCCAACCTTGGAATCCCTGTTCCATATCTCTATATACTTTTTTCATTGCAAAATCACTTGCTAACTGATCAACACATTTGTCATCAATTGTCTCTAAAAAGTTTTCTGCAATCTTCTTGTATTCTTCCTTATAGTTTTCAAAAGACATTTCTGCATACGGAGCGAGCAACTTATCAATTTCGCTCAAACTAAATCCACCATATTGACATGCCGCAGCATTCATTGAAATGTCTGCAATTAAGTCAAATGCAACATCTAGGCTCTTAGGTTCACTGTAATCAAGATTGCCCATTCTAAAACCACCCTTAAGAACATTTGGCATATCAAATAGACAACAATTCATTGAGTCTAGTCTAGATCCTCTGTCATGAATATAAATATATCCATCGCTCATAGCCTTTTCCTCGTTTCGAGTAAGGAAGAACTTCTTATAAAGCTCGCTGTTTAATTCGTTATATGTAATAGCTTTTTGAGTTGTTACCAATGCGCTATCCGCATTAGCATTACTTCTATCGCCAATAAAACTAAGAGAAAGTTTTTTATTGTACACCTTATCTAGCATAGATGCAAAAGCAGATTTATTGTCTCTGTATTCTCTGTAACTCTTAGCGACATTTGCGTTTATTGAATCTAATGCGCATTCAACCATATTGTGTACTGTGCTAACAGGAATAGGAACTTCATTATATTGTAGCTGCTTTTTAACTGTATCAACAACTTTCTTTTCTTCAGATGGTGTAAGCGTAACACAAACTCTTTCTGCGCTTTTTCTAATTGCTCTTTTAATTTTTTCACCATTAAAATTTTGCAAATCACCATTTTTCTTTAGAATTTTAATCAATACTAATCACTCCAATTCACTAATTTTATTAATCGCTGCTATAACATCGTCCCAGTTGTAGCAACGATGAATTCCATAAACCCAGTCTTTATTGCTTTGATTCCATGGTGCATTAAAACAAATTCTATGATAGTTTGGACCCCCTAATAGTGTTTGAAAATTATCTTCTATCATAACATCGCATCTGAATAAATGCTTATGCTTCATGGAAACAATATGGGCTTCATCAATATATGGGAAAAATCTTTTAATAAATGCCACTTTTTCACCATAAGTTTTAGGTATGGCATCGGTAACAAGATATACTTGATGACCTAAATTTATCAGTTTTTCTAACGCTTTTTGAGCTCCCGGAATAGGTTTAACCTTATCATATAATCCAACCTCGCCATACATATCTTTCATTACCATCGCATCCTGTGTAGGCAAAATATTCATAATGTCATATTCAGTAAAATCGTTTAATGTATAGTGGGAACCATATCGTTGGTTAAATAAATTAACTACTACTTCTTGTAGATTACAAATAGTGTCGTCAATATCAATACATAAAACCATATTTTAATCCTCCATATGTCGATTTATATAATATAAAACCTGTTCCATAACATCTGCTAGACTTCCGTTGGCGTTTACTTTGTACAAATCAACACATTTATTTTCAATGTTTAAGTAATGCCACACTAAAGAATCTAGCTGTTTATACCAATCTTCTTTTTCATCTTCCAATAGTCGAGAAATGATTTGCATATCACTATCATGCCGGTCTATCATTCTGTTAATTCTGGTATGAACGGTTGAATTAAAATAAATGATTACAATTGGCCTGTTTGTTTGATAATTACGCAACAATGTCTCAACACCAGGAACATCAACAACATAAACAGAGCATTCGTTTAGTTGGTCTGTTGTCGTGCCGTACTTATGACCATTATATTCTGTATATGCAACAATGCCTTCTAGACTATTAAATTCATCATCAGAC